AGGAACGCCTATTACATACTATTGAAATTTACTAAATTAAATACATAACACATGAAAAAAGTATTATTGCTCATTATGAGTTGTGTCCATTTTTTAGGGTATAGCCAATTTATATTGACAAAAGATGGAATGGTTGATGAGAAAGACCAAAGCAAAAACTATCTTGTATATAATTTTGAAGGGAAAACCGCTAATGAGTTGTATATAAGTGTTCTTACTGCTCTTACAAATTATTATGTTTCTGCAAAGGACGCTATAAGTAAAGTTGAAGGGAAAATAATTTCTATCAATGGAATTGAAAGTGGAGGTATTTGTTATGGTAATTTTATGGGGGGATGCAATCGTAAGTTTGATTTAGAGTATACTATGACTATAGATTTTAAAGATAATAAAATAAGAATAAACACCCCTCTCATAGCAAAGACCAAAGGAGATGGATTTAATAATAATCATAGATATTCTTTAGTAGGTGGTGGTGGTGCTTTTGGCACTTATAGTACATTTAATAAAGATGGAAAATTGAAAGACGAAAGTTCAAAAAATAGTATAGAGAAGTTTTTTAATACTTTGGTTAATGCAATAATAAAGGATATTGACAATCGGAATAAAGATGATTGGTAAAAGAAAAGCCCCAATTAAGGGGCTTTTTTATGACCTTATCTTGATTCCTTTAGTGGTAATCTCGCTAATACCTGCTTTCATATTAGCTATATCTGTTTCTATCTTATGAAGTTTATAAGTATTAGCTTCTATTCCTGCAAGGTGTCGCAACTGTTGGGCTGCATTGTTTTGCATAAACTTATGCATTTCAGTAAACTCTTTGACGCTTTGTAACATCGCATTCTTTATCTCAGCACTTAATTGAGTTTGTAACCTAAATTGCCCATTAAGTTCATCGGCGCTATCTTGGCTCATTCGTGCAAAACCTTTTTCTGTAGCTTTGCGCTGCTCGTCGAGAAAGTCAAATCCTATATTACTGCTCATAGTATTCCAGTCTCTTAAGAATTGTTGCATTTCTCCTATTTTACTTTTCATAGTATTCCCAAATTCTCCTACAATTCGAGACGATTGCTCTGCAAAATCTTTACTTCCGCTATTGTTATCAGCGGCTTTCCGTATTTTTTCTTGTAAATTCTTAAAAGACTCTGCAACATAGATTTCATATACTAATTGTTTTCCTAATTTACCTATTACATTACCAACAGTTTTAGCAAAACTCTCAAATGCGTCCTCTCCTTTTTGAAGAGAATTATATACACTATCTGTTATGCTTTTGCCTAAATCTCCAAATGTGTTTTGGAGATATTCATCAAACTTCTTTTGAGCTTCTTGAGCTTGGTCGTATAGGTCTATTATCTTCTGTAATGCTTCTTTACCTCCTTCTCCAAATTCTTTTGTTTTAATCAAACTTTCAGCTAAAGACCTATTAAATTCTCCATTCTGTTTGATTAAATCTGAATGAGCTAAAGTTATAGAGGAATAATCAGTTACACTTTTTTTCCACCAAAGAGCTCCTTTTGTATGGCTACCTGTAGCAACTTGAATATTATCCAACGAACTTTTTATTTCATTAGGAGTAAATCTCCTTTTTTTATGTTCTTCATAGAAATTGTAGTTTTTAAGACCTTGTCTTTCATGATAACTTCGTGCATTTGCATCACCAAATAATTCTTCTTGCAAATCTAACCATTTCTCCTCATATATTTTTAAATACTCCAAAGATGTTTTTATTTCTTTTGTACCAAAAATAGATTTATTATTTTTCATCAACATTCGTTCCTCATAAAGTAGCCTATTATATTCATTTTGTTGGGCAATTTTAGAAGTTGCAATCTCTCTAAGTTTTTTTTCATGTTCTAATTGAGCTCTTGCTTGTGTTTCAAAGCCAGAAACCACTAATCCAACTACTGCACCAATTGCGGCTCCCCAACCACCTCCTACAGACCCTCCCGTTTGTGCCATCGATAAAGTTCGATTTAATGTGTTGCTTACCGCTTGTACTGTTTGCCCCATTCGCCTTAAAGCCTCATTCCCCGTACTCTGCCCTAATTTTTCAAACTCTTGCCCCAATTGACCAAACTCTCCAGTGATTGACTGAGCATCAGAAAGGACACCTTGGAGCGATTCCTTCCATTCTATCGTATTGGGTTTAAACTTGAATATAGCTTGGATATTTTTACCAAGCCTTCCAAAGACTGTATCGCTACGGTCTGCTGTGTCTTTTGCTTGCTCTAACTGCTGGCGGAGGTTTTGGACATAGTCCACATTGTCCTTATCGCTCATGTCAAGTATACTTGCCAGCTGGTCAATCTCTTTTTCAGCATCGACTATAGTCTCTCGTATCTCCTTGACAGTCTTTTTGCGCATATTCTCAAAGAGTTTAGCAATAGCAGTACCCTCTTTTTTGTAGAGTATATCCAGCTTCTTAAGCTCACGAGCTTTTTCGTCTTGTGCTTTCTTCACTTGTGGAGCATCTGCCCCTAACTTTGCTTGCATAGCGGCAATATCAGCGTTGTACTTCTCCTCAATGGCTTTGCGCTGGTCTGTATAGGTTTGGTACTTCTCTAATAGCTCTTTATACATAGCCTCTTGCTGGCGGGTATATTCGTCTAAATTGTCCTGATTGAGGACTTCCTGATTTTTGGCTATTCTCGCTTCTTCCTTGTGGATTGCTTCGGTATCTGTGTTAAAGACTTGCCCCTTTTTCCACTTGCCCTCTGCTTCTGCTTTCTGCTTCTCTGTTTCAATAAAAGCCTGTAACTCATCTTCTCCTTTTCGCTTAATCGTCTCGGCTCGTTTCTCATACTCAAAGACAAGTAGAGCGTTACGTTTTTCTATGCCGTCCTTCATGGCTTTGATTTTAGCTTCATCCTCCTCAAACATTCTATCCTTTTCCAAACGCTCCTTGTCCCTTTTATCCTTTTCATAGTCAAAAGTAGGAAGCTCGGATTTAGCCTTTGAGGTTTTTGAAGATGATTTTGGTTTGTTTACAGAAAAATCATCATATACCTTTTGGGCTTGTTTAAGGTTCTCTTTTGCAGTGGCAACAGCTTGTTTATAGTCATCCTCAGTCTTATACCCTGCTTTATTTTTGGTAATATCAGATAGTTCCTTTTCAGCTTGTTTTACCGCAGCAGCGTACTTCTTAGATAGGTCGGTATAACTATATGTTTGCTCGTGGAGCTTGTCTAATTGACTTTGTAGTATTTTACTTTGTGCTTGTAGTTCCTCTTCATTGAAAGCAAACCAATCGCCTCCAAAATTCACCCCATGAGAAGCCCATTTGTTGCCTGCTTTCTTTTGCTTTTGCAAGTCAGCAATGAGTTTTTGTCGGTGCTCTAACTCCTTCTTAATCTCGCTCTCTGATAAGTTCTTTATATTAGAGCTCCAAGAAGCTAAAACATCTCCCTTTACATCATTCTTGGCGATTTTTTGTCTTTCCTTGATGTACTCACTAACTTCACCCATTTTATGAACCCAAGAGTTGCCAAACACACGAGTCATTTCCTTATCAAAAGCACTATTTTTCTTGAGTTCATTTACATTATACCCGCTTTTACCTGCTTTCGCGTTGTTCAAAATCTTTTCAAAGTCCTGATATTTCAAAAAGTCATTTGTACGTTGGAATTTCTTCTCTTCTGAATCGTGTTTCGCTATCTCCTGCTTTAACTTGAGTATATCCGCAAGTTTTAGTTTCTCAATATCATATTTAGCAAAGATATTCGGATACTCTTTTTGTAGAAGAATAAGTGCCTTTTGTCTGTCTGTATCGGCTAACGCCTGATTGGTAGCACTATCTATAAGCTCATCAATCTTTTGCTTATGCTGCTGCTCCCAGTCTATGGATTGTTGTTTTTGGTTGTTATAATCCTGTTGTGCCTTATCTGCCGCAGTAGTTTTGTCTTTCAAAGCCCACATAGCAGCACCTAATCCCACTACCGCAGTAGCTACCAATACATAAGGATTGGCTTTCATAGCGGCATTGAGGGCTTTAGTGGCTATGGTAGCAGCATTGGTAGCAACAGTCTGTATGCCTTTAGCTATAGCATCTTCCTTGGCTGCTACTGCCCAACCTTTGGTAAGTGCAATATTCACCAGTACAGCAGTTCTATACGCTCCATAGGTAACAATAAGCCCCGCTATCACCTTTCCTAATGTCTTGTAATTCTCAACCAAGAAAGTAACCCCTTGAATAGCCCCTGATATATAGCCCTCGCTTGCTTTTCCTATATCATTAAGCATTTGGTCGAAGCTATCCCCAAGGTTGGATATTTGCCCTCCTAATGACTTACTCTGCTCTGCCATTAGGTTAAAGAATAGCCCGCCTTCATTGGTCATATTCTTTATAACAGCTTGTACCTCAGGAAAGCCTATTTTCCCCGCAGAAACCATGTCTTTAATCTCGGTTTCGCTCTTACCCACAACCTTACTCAATTCAGCAATGATAGGAATACCTGCATTCATGAACTGGTATAGGTCGGTGGTCATTAGCTTTCCTTGTGCTTTGACTTGTCCATACACATGAATAAGTTGCCCCATAGGAACACCTAATCCCGCAGCGACATCACCCATACGGCGGAGGGTCTCGGTTACTTCCTCAGCAGGGACTTGAAAGGCAAGCAAACGCTTAGCCCCTTCAGATACTTCTTCTAATCCGAAAGGGGTTTTAGCTGCTAAATCAGCCATTTGAGCCATTAGATCATTGGCTTTCTCCTTGCTCTTTAGCATAGTGCCAAAAGATATTTCAAGTTGTTGAAATTGCGAGCGGACAGCTACCACCTGCTTAATGAAGGCTGACGCTCCCTGCAAAGTAAAATAGGCAGTAGCCCCCTTGACAAGGTTCTGCCATACTTCGGCTTGTTTTTTGCCCTCTTCTTTTGTCTTCTCTGTTAGGCTCTCAAATTGCTTTTTGATAGCCTCAATATCTTTCTTTATATCTGTTTGGTCTGCTCTTACCTCAAAGAGTAGTCTACCTTCATTTTCTTGCATAGTGGTTTGTTTATTACTGGATTGCTTTTAATTTTGAAAGAAAGCCCGCAAAGTCAGTTCGTGTTTCATTTTTTGGTGATTCCTTTTTGTCTTTCTTGTCATTATCATACGAGGGTATCACTGAGCTATATAGCATTACATTGGCATAGCTCATATTCAGAACATACTCAAAGGTTAGTCTATATTGCTTGGCAAACGAGCCTACGAGCCCCCAGATACTGTCGTTTCGTTCCCCACTTCCTTCGTTGGTTTGGTGATCATCATTCCTTTGAGGGAAGTGGAAATGACGAAAAAAGAGCGTATATCCATTTGTCCTATTACCTTGAAAAAGGCTTCGGATATTTCAGACATAGGGGCTTTAGTCAATTTATTAGCTAATACCTCACCTTGGGTAATATTCTTCTTTCGTTTCCAAAACTGCCAAAAAGGCGGGCGTACTATCTCTGTGAAGCGGTTACCTAAGAGGATAACAGCTACAGCCCATGCTATATTCTCGTAATCTTCCGCCTTATGAACAATAGAGCCAAATATATGCTCCTCGTCAATGGTATCGGCGGGTATCTTGCTGATGTACTTAGAAGCCCTTACCAGTGTAATAATAGAGGGCGGAGCGACTTTATACGCTTCGCCCCCAATGATTATTGTGGTTGGTTCTTCAAGTAGTGTTTGTGCTACTTTTTCCTCCATAATTACGCTACTCTTCCAATTGAAAATAGCCCCTTAGCACTCCTAATCATAGTGATTTCGAGTTCTACACAATAACCATCCTCACCTGTATAGGTAGGTTTTCCACTAATAGAGCAATAGAAAATATCTATTTTTTCACTTCCTGATGTTACAGGAGTAATAGAAACTGAAAATTTCTTAGTAGATACAAGAGACTTGACGATAAGAGTATCACCTGACTCCTCAATATCCCAAATTTCAGAAATTAGAGCCTTATTAAGGTTCTTAACTGTAAGTTTAGCTTTTAATGTGGGTTCTCCTTTTAATTGGTCAATTACCTCTCCACCAATTGCAGTAAACTTGTACTCTTTTCCGTCTTCTGTTTCCAGAGAATAACTATCTTCTTTGACAACCCCTAATGTTTTAAGGACTGTTCCCATAGCTCCTCCTGCTCCAGGCGCACCATACTTGAAAACTACTTTTCCCCAAGCGGTGTCATTACTATCTGTATATGCCATAATTTTTAATTATTAAATGTGTTATACCTAAATTTTATTTTTGCGTTGATGAAAAACTGCTTAATATCTGTATCCTCAAAGGTTTGTATCATCTGATGAAGTTGTAACTTGTAGTTCTTAAGCGCTGTCTTAGAGTCCTCTATGATTGGCATTAAAGCCTGCTCGATAGTATCACATCGTACGAAGTCTTTCCTATACTGATTATCGTTGTTCTTTACCAGGGGGACAAAGATATTGATGTTAATTACCCCCGTTTGGTATTGCCCATCTAACCCAGTAAGGAACGATATTACACAATCCTCTTTTTGTGAGTTCAAGGGTCGTACCCCATTGCGGTAGGTTTGCCCGTTGATAAGCGGGTTTATCTTATCCTTAAAGTACTTATATAGGTCGGCTTCTATTTGTGAGGCTGTCTTTTTCATTGTGATAATGCTTTTAAGAGTTTCGGAACTTCCCGCTCAGCTAAGAGTTCTGCTGATGTTAGTACATTGTAATTATGGGCTTCTACATAGCTTGCATACTTCATTCCTGCAACCACGACAAGTACAAACCCCTTTGGATATTGAGATGTTACCTTATTGATAAATGCTTCACCCTCTTTTTGTCCGTTTTTTCCTCCTTCTGTCCCTCTTTCAGTAGGGGTAAAACCTCCTTTTTCAATAGGTTTGCCATCTTTCAAGACAATATACCCAATGGACGAACGGAGGTTACCAGTCCTATCCTGATAGCTACCATACTCACGCGCTTCATTGATACACTTTTCACCTACATTGCGCAGGATACGAACGATTTTCTCTTCGTATTTGGCTATCTTTTCTTGGAGCATACGCTCTATATCTGCGGGGGTGAATTGTGGTGTTATCATACGAATATACGGCAATGGAAATAATCAGTGGAAAAACGAATTACCTGCTTTTCAAGGCGGATATTACCCTCGTTATCTACCACCTGAACCGTGGTGCCTGCTGTTATGGTAGGCGTTCCTTTCGGGGCATAGATAGTAGCGGTACAATCAAAAATTTGCCCATCTGTTTTACTTATCTTTTGCCCTGCTCCTGCTATCTCATCACGACATACACCTACTTCCTCCCATGTTATAGGATCTGTTGGGTAGGTAGGTATGCCGTCTTCATTGATAGTTGGCTGTTGGGACACTTTTTTTCTAAGTAAATAAGGGTATATTTTCATCTTTAAAACATATTGGTAATATCTCTTACAGTGGCTTTTTCCTCTAACAAATTGACCCTACCTAACTGCTTACAAAGCAAATTGTAAAAGGCAGTAATAGCTGATTTGTCATAAGAAAAGGATAAACCACCTTCAGAAAAGGACACTGGGCGCAATAAGAGTTCAGGAATAAGGTTGTAGAAAAACAGCTTTGTCTTTCTATCGTTCTCCTCGTTGAACTCATCAGAAAGCCCCAATCCTACCCGTTGCATTTCTGCAATGAGTAGGGTAGTGGGGTATTCTACATTCCAGAGTTTGAGTTTTTCATCTATGTACGCTTGCGCTGTCATTAGAACTTCGTTTTGATGATGAGTTTGCGCTTACTATCGTTCAATACTGGAGTAGCGAAAGCCGTTGCCTTGGTAGATACCAAGATAGGATCTTGATGCCCAAAAGTATTAACTAAGATGAAGTTATCTTTTACAGACTTACTCATCACGTCGGCAAAGCTCATAGTAAATTCAGGAGTGGTGGTATATTGGGTAGTACCCAATTCAGCAGAGGTAGAGAATAGGATATTTCCTTCTTCCCAACCATTGGCCACGGTTACCTCTCCGTTTTTACCCTCTACACTCACGTAAGACTCCCATACTTTGATAGTAGGCAATCCACGTTCTGCAAGCTCAGCGTTGAGTTGTTCCAAACGCACATCAGGCAAAATGGTAGTAGCATTAATAGGAACACCCAACACAAAAGCGCGGGTATTTTTGTTCTTCAATACCTGATTGAGGGTAGCACGGCTCATAACCACAATGGCATAGCTATACCCCTTGCCTTTGGCTTCCTCTTGGTATTTTTCGATTTCATCAATAGGGTTAGCATCAGCTTCTGCCCATTTCTTGAGGGCGTTTTGTGTTTTGACCTTGAAATCGGCTGTTACATTTGCTGCTCCTCCATTGTTGGATGTAGTGGTTTTGTATTTACCCGTAGAAACGAGCTGTTTTGACATCCACTCCAAGCGTGCATTCACCCCATCAATACAGAATTGAGGGTCTTCGTATATCTTATTGATAAGTTGTGCTTTGATACCTGCATTGGTAGGATAGGCAGCTAATGAATTACGGAGCTGTTGAATAGTGATAAGATCCTTTTCGTTCAAATCACGAGCGATTTCCACTTTTGGAATTTCCCCCTTCATGTTTTCTACGAACTCACGCCCTTTTCGTGGTGCCTTTGAGCCGATAGATACAAGGTCTGCCATTATCTTAGCCCCTTCTGATCCCTCGATACTTGAGTAAGTAAGGTTAGGGTTGAACTCCAATGGGAAAAAGTCACGGTAAAGCAACGCTCCTAAAGGATAGGCTTGAATAATAGCATTCATGTTAGCCTGAGAGAACTCAGGAATAATGTTGTTTGCATTGATATTCATCTGCTTTTAGTTTTTAAGGTTATTAAATAAATGAGATACGAGGCAAGGCTGTATGCAAGAAAGCCACCCCTGCCTTTTCTTTGTCAGGTAGTGCGTCTTTGCGTGCTGTTCCTGCCATTACGACTGCCACCAAAGGAATATCATCAATAACCACATCGTGGGCAGTAAGTCCTACAGCTCCTGCGGTATTGGTCTGTGAAAGTGTTTCATTCACAACCTTGAAAGTGCCATTGGTGTCAGGCATTACGAGCGTTCCTGCGGGTATAACCCCATCGGTAAATCGTGCCTTGGCTGTGGTAGGGTCTATATATACCCCTCCTGGATAGGTAACATCCAACTGGTCAAATACGACTATTTGGCGACCTGCTTTGTCTGAAATTTTAACTTCGTTCATGGGTTTTACTCTTTTTTGAATTTTTCATTGATATAGGCTTGTACATCTGCTGATACGCCGTTAGCATCTGTACCACCTCCTAACACATTGCTTGAATGAGAAGAAAGCCCCGTATTGGCTTGGGTCTGTAAAAACGCTTGTTCATCGGCTTTTAGTTCGCTGACAAAGGCATCCATTTCGGTATCGTCTTTGAAAGTACGCCCTAAGTGATGTTTGTAGAACGGCTCTGATACCCCCTGCGCTTTGAGTTGGTTTAGGAAACGTTCCTTAGCGGTTTGTTGTTGCTTCTCTTCTTGAAATGCTTGAATAGCCTTACCTTGATTGGAAACAGCTTCCACAAGGCTTTTTGCCCACGCTGGCATTTCATCAGGTTTAGGTTCAGTGGGTGGAGTAGGAGGATTTGGATTAGATTTAGCCCTCGCTTCTTCGAGTTCTTTCTCTAATTTCTTGCGAGCTTCCTCAGCTTTAGAAAGGTTGGTACGCCCTTCATCAGCAACGGATTGCAAGAGTTTAACCTCTTCTTCTACACTTTTTACAGCGTTTTCGATTTCCGTGTCGTCCTTAACCGTTGGTGCTAAACGAGTAGCGATAACTTTTAGGACAGATTCTTTCAACCCCAAGTGCGCATACTTGGTTTTGAGAGCTTGTAGGATTTTTTCCATAAGATGTACAAATTTGTTTTACCGCAAAGGTACGCAAGGGCTTGAGAATAAGATGTATATCAGTTTGTATAAAATTCGTTATTTCTTTGAATATTTTTCGTTTTTTACTTATCTTTTTCTATTAAGAAAAGTTT